CACAAGGAATATCATTGTGCCTATTAAAAAGCCAAACACATACTTAATGTGAAACTTGTAATGTATAATTCTGTTCCAGAGTTCTTTCATACTATTGTCTCCATAGGTACTTTTCTTCCAGTAGATACACCTGCAGCTATCTTAGATTCTCTACTATATGAACCTACAGTTCTTCTCTTAATGTCTCCATGATTAAACTCTGCCCAATACAATTCAAATGCTACTCCATCTTCTACTCCTTCGAATTGATGAATACAGCCCGGCTTTACTTGCGTAAAGTCGCCTGGAAGTAGTAATGTTTCATCTACTAAATCGTAATCGTTTTGCCACACACGAATTATCATTTTACCACTCTCTACAAAGAAACCGTTCCATTTAAATTCATGTTCATGTTCTGAGCATTTATATCCCGCCATGTACTCTATGCGGTGGAACTCTAATACTCCATTAGCGTGTATTAGTTCTGTTTGTCCCCATATCTTTCCTGCTTTCATCTGTTATCCTTATCCATGCGTATATTTCGGCTTCTTCTTTAGTCATGAAGCTGCCTTCTTCTTTATTATTGATATTACAATACCAAACTATATAGCCTCTGCTAGTTAGTTTGCGGTGAATCGTAATATGCTTCCCATTTCCCCATGCTGTAGTCATTTCCCACCTCAAAGTCACACCCTACCGGGCAGTCTTGTATTGAACAACCTCTATTTTTTTGTACAAATTCTTTCAATTTTGCACTATACAATTCTATCTCATCTTCTGGCACTTCCGCAAGAATAGAGTCATGTACTAGTCCAAATATCTTCGATTTCATACTATTATTATTTATAAACTTCTGCATATCTATACCACCCATCAGGTTTATATCTGATGCGGCAGATTGTACCAGAAAGTTTATCCCACTTCTTACTTCGTGTGATGATATCCCTTTGTTCTTACTTTGGGCATTAGGGAGTCTTCGCTTCCTTCCAAACACACTATAAATAAACCCATTAATCCTAATGGATTTTTCTTGTATTTCTAACCATTTCTTCAAATTTTTGAAAGATGAAAAATAGTTATCAATTACTCTGGAAGCCTCATTGACTGTGAACTCTTTGCCACTATCTTTTGAGACTTGCCATGAAATCTTTTGCGCCCCTGCGCCGTACATTATTCCAAATGTTACCGCTTTTGCTTGTTGCCTACGGTCTTTATAAAGAGTATCAACTTCTTCTACTTCACATGGTAGATTAAATACTTGTTTTGCAATAGTGGAATGGAAATTACCTCCACTTCTGAATACTCTTTTCAGAGATTCGTCTTTTGCCAAAACCGCGGCAACATACACTTCAGCCGTAGTCAAGTCCATCGCAACAATCTTGTGTCCTTCACGCGCTTTTATACAGCCTTTGACCGTAGGGTTATCACGGGGTAATTGTTGCATATTTAGTTTTCCACTTGAACTCAATCTTCCAGAAGTAGTGCCATGTAAATTAAACCCAGTCCTCAAGCGGTCATCTCTGTCTAGATTTGGGATAATTTTATCGAGATATGTATTCTTAATTTTAACCTTTTGTCTAATTTCAAGAATTAGCTTCGGAACTTCGTGTTCTTCGGCAAGAGTTCCTAGAACTTCGGCATCTGTGGAATCAGCCCCAGTCCCAGTTTTCTTACCCGTTGGGGTTAGACCAATATAGTCAAATAAAAGGGATCGTAATTGCACTGTGCTGTTCGGATTGAACTCAGAGCCCTTTGCCTTTTCAAATTCTCTAATTTCTGGAAACTCATAAAGTTGATCTATTGCTTTCTGAATATCTATCGCCATAATTGCCGATGCTCTGTCTAATCTTGCTCTATCAAAAGGCACTCCATTACTCTCTACCTGTTTTAAGAAGTTACACCCTTCAAGTAAAATATTTTCATAAACCCATAAAAGTTTCTTATTCTTTTCTATCGCGGCTCTCATCTTTTCATATAATAAAAAGGTTACTACAGCGTCCATAGCTGCGTAGTTCTTCATTATATCAAAAGGTATCAAATCATAACTAAATGCTGCCTTTAATACTCCATGAGATTTTCTGTATTGTTCTGACCAATCTTCTAATGGTTTTTCATAATCTCCATAAGGAGTATGATTCATAGCTAATTGTTTCAATCCATGCGTGCCTGGGTTTTCATCAAACATATAATGCATAAGCATAGTATCTTCGAAGTTTGGAAACTTGAAATTGAAATGATACTCAAACCATTGAAGGTCGAACTTAGCATTATGAAAGACTACTGTTTTCTTATCAAACAGTTCTTGCATTTTTATTTCAATATCTTCGTCTATAATATCAGCGTCGCAATAAATACCGTGATCAGGCTCGTAAGACATACTGAAGCCAAGCATATAACCATCTCTAGCATAGAGAGCACTGGTCTCTGAGTCAAGGGCAATGTATGGTCTTGGAGCATCGATTGCTTCCTGTAAGAATTTAAGTGCTGTTTCTTTGTCTTGGATTCCATAACATTTGTCCTCATTTAATGTTTCGATTTTTAACTCACCACTAATATATTTAGTGATACTTTCTACTGCTGTTTCAAAAGATTTCTTTGCTTCAGGTCTGAACTTTATAACAGCAGGATTCATTAATGCTAAATATTTGTCATCAATAATCTTGCCATTGTATTCGGTAACTGAACTTTTTCTAGTAAAATATTTAAACGCTTCTGCGCCCACTAACACTAGCCAATCATAATCATCGGCTTCTATATCTATATCCACATCTTTCTTTAGTACTTTTTGAATTCGACTATTACTGCATAAAGCGTAACGGTCAAAATCAAAGTCAAAGTATTTTTTAAAGTTAGTTGCAGTTGGTTTAGTTTCGACTAGTGCTATTTTCATGTTGCGTTCCTTTGTAATTCTGTATAATATTCGTATAAATCCTTTGTTGCAGAGTCTTGAATTATTCTTCTAATTTCTTTACCCAAGTCTGCGTCATTAGGATTATCTTCTGATAATTGTTTTAATTCATTAACCCCTAATGATTGGTGTTCTTTATCTCTCACTCTCATTTGTATAATTTCTCTTTTAATCTGTTTATTTGATCCAACACTAAGTTGCCTGGATCTTCACCTTCTGGTAGAGTTACTATTTGTACTGAAAGCTCTAATTGTTCTGCCACTCCTTTTATCTGTTCGGCAGCCCGTCTTCCAGCTTCATCTCCATCAAATATAATATCTACTCCATTTACTCCTTGTAATTTTAGCAAGGATAATTTAACCCAATCCATTTGTTGTGTGCCAAAACAGCACACGGTATTCTTTAACCCCTTATCCCAGAGATTAAGAGCATCAAAGATACCCTCAACTAATATTACTCTGTTCTGTATGGGCTTGACCTTTGCAGGACAAAAGGGAAGTTTAACTCCCTGTGGATAGATATAATACTTTTCTGTGCCCATACCTGTTATTAATCTACCTATTAGTGCTACTGTCTTTCCCGTTATATCACGAATGGGGAAGATGATGCGTCCTTCAAACTTTGGAGCGTTCCATGTGAAAGCCTGCCAAATCTTTAAAGTTTCTTCAGATATGTTTCTGAAGCCACCACCTGCCCATTCTATGCGGTCTTTCGGGAGAGAAATACCAACTGTTTGCGCCCTTGTTGACGCAATTTTTTCTTTAATTCTGTGTATTCTTACTTCTAAGGGACTTGCTGGAGCTCCCCAATATGTAAAGAGATTTCCTTTAAATCCACAAGAGAAACAATGCATGATACCTGTAACTCTATCCACTCTTAAACTAGGATTTGTGTCATCATGCTCAGGATTCAGACAACTGATAAGTGCGTCCTGCCCCTTGAGCTGGTAATCTATTCCTTTCTCTGTAAGTAGTTCTTCTGCTATCATTGTCCCTTTATTATATCAAATTTTGAACGCGTTGTCAAGAACTATTTTCCTATCCTATAGGAAGGTCGTCCTCGTCAAGTTGTTGTTTCTTGCTCTCTTCTCTCATTTTTGCTAATCTTCCACTATGCTTCCATTCAAGTTCGTCTCCTAATGCTTCAAAATAAGTCATTTCTGTACCATCAGGGTCTTTATCAAATTTATAGTATCGTGATTTCCATACTAGCTCTAACATTTGAAATGTAATTGCAACTGCTTTGTCTCTAAAATCTTTATCGCCCCAGAGATACCACATTAACCAGTATTCTTCATCAAATGTGCAAACATTTATTTCCCAATCATTAATAGTGGGAAATCGTATCACTAAATCACTAAGAACTCTTAGTCGTTGAGAACCTGCTATAGGCCACCAGTTGGGCATACAAAGTATTGGATTTAGCATACCATGTTCTCTCAAACTTTCTTCTAATGGTTTATTTTCTGGAACATTTTTAATATTCTCTTTTACTTTTGGTTGCTCTAGTATCCACCCAACTTTTTTCCATTGCCAAGTGTGTGGCGGTAACGGCACCATGTGCGCAGTTTCTCTACCTATTCTATCAGCCGCCACGAGTGTACCACTCCTTAAAAGCCTTCGTTTTCATACTTTCTAAATGCTGTTCCCATCTTTCAAATTTGTTTAGATGTCCATTCCAAAACCAACCATCATAAACAGTCGCTTTAGAACTATCACCAAATACTTTCTTCTCATGCTGTTCCTGTTTCCAGTTTTTCATTCTTCGCTCCAGTCTCTGCTCAAATGTTTCTTTTCGTCTTAACCATTTTAAGTTTATCCTAGCCTTTGCTCGCTCTAGTCTCTGCTCAAATGTTTCTTTTTGTACTTTCATTTGTAAGTTCCTCTACTTTTTCATTTAATAAATCAATTTCGTTTTGATACTCAGCCCATAGTTCAGCATTATTACTGTTCTGTTGAAGCTGTCTTATTAAATGTATTGCTTTTTGTAAATTGTTTAATTGTGTCTCCAAGTTCAAATATTGCAACTCTTCGTCCATCTCACTCCTATCCTTGCGGTCATAGTCCTTCTTGGACTTGTGAGCTCCGCCCTTGTTTTTGTCGTGCTTTGCTACCCAGTTTCTCACTTCGTGTGTCTAGGTAACTTAGCTTCTATAAAAAATTCATGTACCCCTTTTATCGGATTATACTTTTTCATTCTAAGTTTTCTTTGTTCCGAAATCATACTTGTTGTTTTGTACGCTGTATAGTGATATGTATGACTATCCCTTGATTCTCCTTCTGGAATCAAATATACTATTTGTTTTTTGCCTTTACCTCTAGCCACACTCGTCTTCGTATTGTTGTCGCATTTCTACATCTTTTGTAATTTCTTCTATTACTTCTTCGATAATAGCTAACGGTTTATCCATAAGCATAGCTTGATAATCATTAGCGGCTTGAAGCTGACCTTTTACTTTTAACAGTTTAATTAATATTTTCATCTTTTCCATTTTATTTCCTTTTGGCGGCTCATAGGAGAATCGAACTCCTGACTCCGCCGTGACAGGGCGGTGTTATATACCACTTAACTAATGAGCCTTATTAGTCTGGTGGAGCTGATAAGATTCGAACTTACAACCCCCTGCGTGCAAGGCAGGTGCTCTCCCGTTGAGCTACAGCCCCTACATATCATCTATTGATTCGTTTTTCTTCATTGCTTCTTCTAGTTTATCTCTTTCCTCAGGGTCTAGTGCAGTTGTTGGTCCAATCTTTAATGAGTCCCAGTCCATCGTACTTGTAAATCCTGAAGGGTCTCCGTTTCTCATTTTTACACAATTAAGTTTAATTGCTGGTTCTTCTTTGCCCCAATGCTCTATTACATATGCGGCATCAACTGCATCATAGATTCCTCTTGCAAATCTTGCCTCTCCTTTAGGGTTGGTTTGAAATGCACTTAAACACAAAACATTTACCTCTTGGGCTAATTGTTTTAATCCTTTAGATATTTCTATCTGCTCTGTCCAATCATATTGACCAGAGCGACCTGGAACATTGTGGCGGCGTACTTGGTTTAGATAGTCTACTACGACTAATCCTAAATCTTTGTGTTCTACTTTCTTCTGTCTCACTACTGCTATTATTTTAGCAAGTGTAAGACCGGGATCGTAAAACACATCAATTTGGGCTCCTTCTTTTAAAGGATTTCTTTGAAGTTCATAAGTGAACTTATCAAAATCTCTTTCTTGTTTGAAGGATTCTAAAGGTTTATCTCCACCTTCGAAACGGTTAGCCCAGCTATCTGCTACTGCGTCCCATTCAAAATCGACTAAATTTCTTGAATGAAGTCGTTTCAAAGGAACTCCAGTAGCTACGGCAGCTAATCTCTGTAGAATACTACGAGAATCCATTTCTATTGTAAAATATAATACACTTCTGTCTCTTTTATAGACTGAATCTGCTATATTACAACAAGTGAATGATTTACCTTTACCACTTCCGCCTCCCACAATGACCAGATCTTTGGGAGAGAAATTATTATCCTTGTCATAATCATTATTAAGACCAAGGGGTAAATATTTTGCCAAATCTTCTTCAGAGTCAAATAACTCAACTGATTCCATACTCTCGTTATCAGTTGCAGTTTCTACTCTATCTTGAACATCTACTACTATTTTTTGCATATAATCAATATTCTCTGAAGCATCTGCAATAGTAATATGTTCGTCTATATACTCCTCTATTTTTTCTAGTATCTCTGCTTGAGTAAATTGGTCTTTGAGATACTCTAGTAATTTATATGCGGGCACGTCCGTATCTACGGATTCTATCGCATATATCTTTTCTTGTAGTTCACGGGAACGAATCTCAGACTTGAGATCCTCAAATGATGGTAGTTCATGGTATTTATGGACGTGCTTATCCACAACCTTCCAGAGCTTTTGGTATTCGCCCTGTGGAAGATAGTGTTGTTTAAGATCGTTCCATGTATCAAAGTCACCATGTTCAACGATTTGTTTCAGTAATGCACTTTCTATCGCCATCATCTCTCCCAAGAATCAGCAGGGGTTAAATATAACCCCTACTGTACAATGAAAAGTTATTTACTGAACTCTTTCTTTTCTAGCGCTACCGTCGTAGTCAACACAAACTAAGCCTCTTCGAGTTAGCATAGTTTTAACACCTCTGACTGTTTTGCCGATTTCATCAGCAATTTCTTCAACAGTTAAGTTGTCAATTTCTACACCAGCTAAAGGATCTGCTTTTCCAGAACCTTTAGTTTCTCTTTGCTTAGGGATTGCATTGATGCTGCCTGCTCTAAGTAGTGAAAGTGCTTTTCCTCTGATAGAGTTAACGCTTCTGTCAAGTGCAGATGCGATATCTTCGATAAAAGCATTTTCATTTACCATACCGATAAATGTTGCTTCTTCGTCATCAGAATAAGTTTTTACGCTTTCAACTTTAGGAGCTGGTTTAACATGCTCGGTAAGTTGCATAGAAAGGATTTTTCCTTGTATAGACTTTGCAGAGAAATGCCCACCTTCGAATGAAGATGCTATTTCTGCATAAGTGTAACCTTGTGAATTGTCGGTTACGAAGTTTCTTAAAGTTGCTTCTTGTTCGTCTGTAAAAGACTTTGTGTTTGAGCTAGAAGCAAGCTCGACGTCAAATCCCATTTTTCTAAGTTTACTAGATACTGATCTAACTGAAGTTTCTAATTCTTCAGCAGCTTCAGCAACAGTAGCTTGAGAAACTGGGCTTTCGCCACCAACAAAATCAGTCAATTGTTGGGTTCTTTCGTCTGTCCATTTTGGTAATGCCATTTCTAATTTCCTCTAAATTAATGTTGTTAAATTTGTTATTATAGTGACTCCTCGTTCCCGAGCAGTCTTCGTTTTGGCTGACTCAATTCCTGATTCATTTATTAGATGAGTACAGTCTTTGGTCAGGCTAGGTTTTACGGCAAAGCCGTGTTTCTCCAGAACTACCATTGCTTCGGCTTTAGTGCGGAAACTCTTGAGTTTGCCACTTATACAAACAATTCCAACGACATCTCGTTTTACTACTTTTTTAGAATTAAAACTAAAAGGTAGGTTGCTTATATAACGATTCGGATAAAATTCCGAATCAAGCCATTTCAATAAATTGGAAGTAGCCTTTGGTCCGATACCCGCTTCAGTACAACTTGCTTCGGTTATCTTTTCGATATGAGATACTTTTTCGCATAACTTTTGAGAAGCTGACCGACCGAAAAGCGGTATTGAGAAAGCTGGTATCAGAGTTTGCAAATCTACTTTTGTTGACTTCTGTATTTCATCATACAGTTTAGTTGCGATTTTTTCTGAACCTAGCCTTTCCGTGATATCCGCCACCGAGAGCTGGTATAGTTCTGGATAGTCAAAAAGATCTAGTTTAGCAATAGTTGCTGTCCCTAGACCTTTTATCTTTAGAGTAGAAGCAAAGTGTTTTAATTTTTTATCCCATTGTGCTGAGCAGTTTGGGTTTCTACAATATAGAAGGTCGTTCACCTCCTCTACAGGACTGTCGCAATTAGGACAATGTGTCGGAATTTCTATTTGTTTCATCTTTTGCTTCTATTTCCAATTTATAGTATTATTATACTAAAATTTTAACCAAGTGTCAAGAAATATTTTTTGAAATGTGACCTATTTTTGAGGTTTAATTTTTTCCTCGTCCTCATAAACATAGGTATCTGGTTGATATGTAAGCCTGATTTTCAGTTCGTAATATTTTGCTTTTATCTTCTTAAAGAATCTCTTTATCATAGCCATGTTTTTTAATATCTCCTAGTATAATGTTTGCCATATTAATATGGGCTTCTTCTAATGGGTGATCTTTACTTCCTAAGGGAAGTTTTGCCTTTTTGGTTATTTCAAGGAATCCATCTTCTTTTAAAAATGGGAGTTCTCTTAGTACTTCTTTTTTACTCATCTCATACGACGACCAACCTATATTCGTATATTCACTATATTCTTCATCTAAGAGATGAAGTAGTGGAGTAAAGTGTTTTGAAGAAAAAGTATAGAATAAATAAGGAATATTTTTCGCTTCTAAAAAGTACTTAGTTGCTAACATATTAGAAATTGATTTCTTTAAATTATATCTAGCACTTAAAGTTTTTACATATCCATTTAAGTAGAGATAATACTTTTCATCTTTAGCATTTTCTTCTGTAAGATTTGAGTCAATAGTAGGTAAATAATCATTAGCTACATCTAGTCTAAAAGTTTTCCAATTAGCAGTTCTCCATCTTGTTCCTTCCATTGTTTCTAATCTATTCATTCCAGTCCACATTATAATAACTAGGTCAGTTTTACACTTATGTTCTATCTCCATAAGGTAACCGCCTTTGTTAAATGTTTCTGGCTTCTTATCCATTAGTATATAGTTTTGTGTGGTTCTTTGAATCCTCTCATTACCACCACCTACTTTTGCATGGTTATAGAAACCAGTATTTAATTTATGTGCAATTAACGCTGGAAAACAATCTATTTTATTGTCCTCCATTTCATATCCTTTAACAAAACTGCAACCGTTGAAATAAATCAAAATACTTTAACTCCATATTCTTTTTCAAATCTTAGGGCATCTCTTTCAGTATTTACTATAGGTTGCCCTTTAATATTTAAACTTGTATTTAATAGCATGGGACATCTAGTCGCTTCATACCATTCTTCTAGTATAGGTCTTAAAATTGACCTACAATTTTTCTTTACAACCTGAACTCTTGAGCTACCATCAACATGCGTGACTGCTTTGCAGTTGTGTTTTGCTTGTGAGACATACTGCATGTATTCGTTTTTGTATCCGTCAAAATATTCATCTGCGAACTCCTCAAGAATTGCTGGGGCAAAAGGGCGAA